GACCACGTTGCATGGAAAGACTGGCTGACTAACCCGTCCCGTGAATGGTCTGAGGTGCGGTGGGTCGGACGGCGCGTCTATATGACGAAGGCCGAGCTTACGGAGCGATTCGGAGCCGAGAAGGCCAAGCTAGTCCCGATCACCAAGACGGTGACGGGTTCGGGCAATGACCAAGCCGAAGACGCACAGCGCCAAGCCAATCAGACGGGCGAGGTCTATGAGATTTGGGACAAGCCGAGCAAGACGGCCTATTGGATTGCGAAGGGCGTAACGAGCGGCGTTCTGGATCAGCGTGAAGACCCGCTAGGCCTGCAAGGCTTCTTCCCCTGCCCGCCTCCGCTGAATGCCACGACGGCCAATGACAGCACGATCCCGGTTGCGGATTACATCATGTATCAGGATCAGGCTGAGGAGCTTGACGACCTGACGGCCCGCATCGGCAAACTGCAAGAAGCCCTGCGGATGGTGGGTGTGTATGCAGGCGAGGCGAACAAAGAGCTTCAGTTGGTGTTCTCGCCGGGCAATGAGAACAAGCTCATTCCAATCGACACCTACGACATTTGGAAAGAGAAGGGCGGCGTCAAGGGTCTGATCGATTGGGTGCCAATCGATATGGTGATCCAGGTCTTGCAGGGATGCTTCGAGACCCGCGCTCAAATCCTCAACGACATCTACCAGATCACCGGCCTGTCAGACATCATCCGTGGTGAGAGCAACCCGAATGAGACGGCGACGGCACAGCGGCTCAAAGGCCAATGGGGTTCGTTGCGTGTTCGCGACCGGCAGAGGGATTTGCAACGGTTCTGCCGTGATGCCATTCGTTTGAAGGCCGAGATTATCGCAGAGCATTTCAGCATTGATACGCTCAAGGCGATGACGAACGTGAAGCTCCTGACTGCGGCTGAAAAGGCCCAGATCGAGCAGATCATGCCGATGATTGAGCAGGCCAAAGCGCAACAGTTGCCAATCCCGCCCGGTATCGAGCCGCCTCCTGAGATGCTTGAGCTTATGCAAGAGCCGACGTGGGAGGACGTTATGGCCTTGCTGAAGAACGATGCGCTGCGCTCGTTCCGCATTGATGTTGAGACGGATTCGACCGTCGAGCCGGATGAGAACGCTGCCAAGATGGCGTTTACGGAGTTCACCACGGCCACGGTGGGATTGCTGACGGCAGCGGCGGGGATTGTCCCAACTGCGCCCTACACGGCTCCGCTTTTCGCTGAAATCCTCAAACAAGGCGCTCGCACCTTCAACGTCTCGCGCTCGATGGAGGACGTGATCGACAAGGTGTTCGAGACTGCCGGTGAACAGCCGCCTGCCCAGCCTCCCGGCCCGCCGCCTCCCGATGAGACGGCCATGCAGGTTGAGCAGATGAAGTCACAGACGGCGCAGATGCAGGCTCAAATCGAGCAGCAACGGACGCAAATGGAAGGCCAGCTTGGAGCGGCTGAACTTCAACTGAAAGGGCAGGAGTTGCAGGTTAAGGCGGCTGCGCTTGCCCGTGATCCGACGCCTCAAGGAAGCGCGTGATGACTGACCAAACCCTTAACGAAATGCTCTATGAGGCGGCTGCAATGTATCTCGGTGGTGACGTGTCTGGGCTTCCGTTCAATGAAGTCGTGCGACGGGCTGCGGCTCGCTACATCTCGGGCGCTGGCGGGGTAACGGACCTTTCCACGGCTCCGGCGTTTTTTGATGAGTTCTTGTTCGCTTCGACTGAATCGGGCGAGATTGGTGAGCTTGGATGGGGCTTCACTAATGGCACATGGAATCTGGTGGCGGCTGCTGAAGACCACCCAGGTATTTGCCGTCGCACGTCAACGGGAGTTGCAAACGCCATTGCGTCGGCGTTTCCGGGTGGCGGTGGTACTGCTGTCAATATGCGATTTGACCAGTTGGATGAAATCAGTTGGGTGGTTCGCAAGCCGACCACGGTTGCCAACGTGGACGTTCGCATTGGTCTGGCCAATGACTTTACCGTTAGCCCGCCAATCAATGGTGCGTATTTTGAGAAGCTGACGGCTGATACGAACTGGTTTGGCGTGGGCCGGGTTACTAACGTAGAGACGCGCACGGACACGGGCGTTGCGGCAACGGCTGATGCTTGGGTTACGCTCAAACTGCGCCGCGTGAGCGCAACGGTTCTGGGCTTTTCCGTTAACGGAGGAACGGAAATCCAAGTCGCGGGCAATATGCCGATTGACAGCACGTCGCTGTTGCCGGGTTTCCACATCATTCCAACATCGTCGAACGCGAGGTCGCTGGACGTTGATGCGTTTGCCATGCTTCTCAATCCGAACAATCGGTAACTGAATGAGCCGAGCGACTTATCGCAAGTGTCAGTCATGCGGCGACATTCACGACGTGGCCGCATGGCCGCGCACTTGTCTTGAGCAGTTCCGCAAAGCCCGCTCTGACTTGCCCATGCCGTACATTCGGGCAGACGGCATGGATGCAATCCTAAACCACGCCAACGGGCAGATGTACGATTCCCGCTCTGCCTATGAGCGCGGTGTGCGTGACGCTGGTTGCGAGATTGTCGGGTCAGAGAAGATTCAACCAAAGGCGCGGCCTGTGCTGTCTGACCGCGAACTTAAGCAGGACATCAAGACGGCAATGGATCAGGTGGAGGCCAGACTATGAGCGATATGGAAGACGACATCCGGGCGGCAATGGCAGAGGTGAGCGGTAACGCCCCTGAGCCTGCACCCGTTGAGGAAGTGGTGGTTGCGCCGGAAGCAATCATCACAGAGGCAGAAACGCCCCAAGACGACACCGAGAAGGCCAATGACGGGCGCGAGCGCGGTCCTGACGGCAAGTTTATTGCCAAACAGCCTGAAACGGTGCAAGATACTCCCGACCAGCCGCTCAAGGTGGAAACTCCGCAAGAGTCCATCCGTCCTCCGGCAAGCTGGACGCCCGCTAGCAAGGCCAAGTTTGCGACGCTGGACCCCGACATTCAGAAAGAGATTCTGAAACGGGAGACGGATGTTGAGAAAGGCTTTCGTGAGCGGTCGCAAAGAGAAAAGGCTTTCGAGCCGCTAGAACAGCTTATCGCCCCACGCAGAGCCATTTGGGCCGCGCAAGGGATGGATGAGACGACAGCGATTCGGACGCTTCTAGCGGCTCAAGACCTTCTTGAGAAAGACGCGGCGCAGGGCATTCAATTTCTGGCCAAGTCCTATCAAGTCGATCTAAGCCGATTGGCCCAGCCGCAGGGACAGCCATACCAGGCCCAGCCCGCGCGAGACAGCCACCCAGAGATTGCGGCCCTCAAGCAGCAACTCCAAGTCCTGCAATCCCAAGTCCAGACGGCGCAGACCGCGCCAATCGTCAGTCAGATTGAGGCCTTCCAGAACGATCCCGCCAACCTGTATTTTGAGAACGTCCGCGATGATATGGCGGTCCTCTTGCATAACGGCAAAGCGTCGGACCTGAAGGAAGCCTACGAGATGGCTTGCTGGATGCGGCCAGACATTCGCCCACTGTTGCAGACCGCGCAACCGTCACCGGCGAACGTCACGCAGGACAAGGCAGCGCAAGCGCGAAGGGCGGCTGTAAGTGTCACCGGGTCACCGGGCAAGTCCCCGATACCCAAGTCCAACGGCTCAATTGAGGACGACATTCGCGCGGCTTTCCAAGAAGTCGCCGGTTCGGCCTAGGAGAACATGAATGACCTCCCCGAATCTTTCGGAAATCGCCGCCACTACCCTGCGTAACCGCACGGGCAAGCTGGCGGATAACGTCACCAACAACAACGCGATTCTGTCGCGTATGAACCGTCGCGGCACCATCAAGCCGGTGTCTGGCGGTCGCACCATCCTGCAAGAGCTGGAATACGCTGAGAACGTCACTTATCAGCGTTATTCGGGCTACGAAGTCCTGAACATCTCGCCTAGCGACGTGTTCACGGCTGCTGAGTTTGACTGGAAGCAGATTGCCGTCAACGTGACCATGAGCGGTCTCGAACAACTGCAAAACTCCGGCGTTGACGCAATCATCGACCTGCTGGCCTCGCGTATCAAAAACGCCGAGAAAACCATGCAGAACGGTGTGGCCGAAGACCTCTACTCCAACGGTACTGCGTCGGGCGGCAAGCAAATCGGTGGCCTGCAACTGCTTGTGGCGGATGACCCCACCACTGGCACTGTCGGCGGCATCAACCGGGCAACTTGGACGTTCTGGCAAAACCAGAAGTTCCAAGCGACCTCGGACGGCGGTTCGGCTGCTTCGGCTGCCAACATCACCCGCTTTATGAACACGCTGTATCGCCAATGCTCGCGCGGTACGGACAAGCCTGACCTGATCCTGTGTGACGACAACTACTTCGGCTTTTACGAGTCGTCGCTTCAGGACATTCAGCGCGTCACCAATCCCAATGAAGCAGATGCGGGCTATGTCTCGCTGAAGTACAAGGGAACCGACGTGGTGTTTGACGGCGGTTACGGCGGGGCTTGCCCGGCCAACCATATGTACTTCCTCAACACCGGCTATATCCATTGGCGTCCTCACAAGGACCGCAACATGGTTCCGCTGGAAGAAGTGCGTTCGATCAACCAGGACGCTATGGTCAAGCCTATCGTCTGGGCTGGCAACATGACGCTCTCCAACGCCTTCCTTCAAGGCGTTCTGTTCCAGACCGGCTAACCCCCTAGAAAGGAGCCACTAACATGGCATCGACTGCTGCTACGGTCTTCTCGACCACTCCGACTCTGGGGATTGACCTTGACGACAAGGCTTCGACCCCGGCCTTTGCGCTCAATACGCGCATCAACGCTAACGACGGTCGCTCGCATCTGTATGTGCGGGCTTCGGAGGCTCTGTCCTCGACCCAGACCATCCTGATTGGCACCAGCGGCTCTGCGTCGTCGGATGCCGGTTCGGCTGGCTGGACCGTCAACACGACGGGTGGCGTTGCTTCGGGCCAGTATTTCTGGGCCAAGCGCACCGCCCTCTAGGTCTGTCCCTGATCCTAGCCTCCACTGGGGTTAGGTGATAGCTTAGCGGCTCTCGGCTTCGGTCGGGGGCCGTTTTGCTTTTGGAGGAAAGCGATGATTAACGTTGTTAGCGTCCGCGTCGGGGACAAATACCCGATTGAATACGTCACGAAGCTGCATGACGGCATAGCCCGTCATTTAGCGGAACCGCAGGTGCATTGGTGCCTGACTGACAAGCCGGATGAACTGCCGGACGGCATCACGGCCATCGAGCATAGTGATGAACTGCCGGGCTGGTGGCAAAAGGTCTATCTGTTCTGCGAAGAAGCGATGCCGTGGGAGCTAGGCGATGAGGTTCTATATATGGACCTCGACGTATGCGTGACCGGCAGGCTTGAGGACTTGCCCCACGGCATCATTCAGGACTGGCATTGGCCGACCTACAACAGCAGCGTCATGCGGTGGCGTCATGGCGAACATAACGAAATCTGGACGTGGTTTGAGCCGGAGTTCATGGAGTATGAATCCGAAACGCTGCAAGGCCTGCTGCCCGCTGGCCAAGTGAACGGCGGGGATCAAGAGTGGATCACGCAAATCAGCAAGTGGGACACGTTCCCCGCTGATATGTTTGTGTCCTATCGGGATGCGGTCGCATGGCCTCCTGAGACGGCCAAGGCGGTTATCTTTCATGGACAGCCCAAGCCGCATGAGGTGACGGACGGGTGGGTTCCCGGTGTGTGGCGTGTTGGCGGCTACACGGCCATGCCAGAGCTAAAGGGTATGAACGTCACGCATGACTTTGCCTACGCCAACGTGCGGGCCAACGTGCAGCGTGACTTGCCGTGGTTCTCCGGCTTCGGGGATCAGGACAAGGCTTGCGTCATCGTCGGAGGCGGTCCCTCGCTTTCGGACAGTGTGCAGGCCATTAAAGACCATCGCAGGCGAGGCGCTAAGATTATCAGCGTCAACAATGCGCTGCGGTATCTGACGGAACGGGCTGTCACGCCAGACGCTCACGTCATGCTGGATGCGCGGGAAGAAAATTTACACATGGTGGAGGATGCGCCAATGTCCGTGCGCTATTTCCTCGCCTCGCAGGTTCATCCGTGCGTGTTTGATGCGCTTTCGGGGCATGACGTTGTGCTTTGGCATAACGCGATGGGTTCCGGTGAAGAACTCATGGACATTATTCAGCCGTGGTTTGACGAAGGGCCTAACCAAAAGCCGTGCGTTCTGGTTCCAGGTGGCGGCACTGTTGGCCTTCGCGCTATCAATCTGGCGTGGCTGTCGGGATACAAGAAAATCCACCTTTACGGCTTTGACAGTTCGTATGCGGAAGGCAAGCATCACGCTTACTCGCAGAGCCTCAACGACGGGGAAGCCACGATGGACGTGGTTCTGGCTGACAAGACATACACCTGCGCTCGCTGGATGATCCGGCAGGCAATGGAGTTTCAGCAGCAGGTGCTATACCTCAAGGACCGTGGCGTGAAGATTGTGGCCCACGGGTCGGGGCTGATTCCGGCAATGGGGAGGTTGTTAGCGTGAACCAATACGACAAGCGCAACGACAACGACCGCCGCGCCGCATGGGCGCGAAAGACGTGGTTCCCCGACGACGTGACAGACGCAGACTTGCTGATCGTGGAGCGGCCTGATTTCTTTGCGCCGGTCGATGCAAAGCGGCATTTGTACGATGAGCGGGGTTTCGCAAAGTGAAACAGATTGACGGCCTTTGGTGGCCTGATTTTGACGTGCGGTGCCGTGCGGTGGTGGTCAGTGAGTGCGCCGCTGCTATGCCAGCCGTCCTGCCGTTGGTGGCAGAGAAGCGCGTTTGCGTTCAAGCTGGCGGCAATGTCGGGGTGTATCCGCTGGCGCTGTCCAAGGTGTTTGATCGGGTCATCACGTTTGAGCCGGACGAAGACAATTGGCTTTGCTTAAGGCGGAACGTGAACGTGCCAAACGTCATGGTTTTTGAAGCCGCCCTTGGTTCGGAGCCGGGAATGTGCGGCATTCTCCGCATAGACACTGACAACTGCGGTTCACATAAGACGCTTCCGGGTTCGGCTGTTGCCGTGCGAACCATTGATAGCCTTGGCCTCGATCAGTGCGATTTGATCTGGCTGGACATTGAAGGTGCGGAGGCGGACGCCATCAAAGGCGCACTAGCGACAATCGAGAAGTTTTCGCCTATCATAGTGCTTGAAGAAAAGGGACTTGGCCACAAAGCCGACCTGCCCGGTTATTCTCGCGTGATGCGGATTGGAAATGACACTGTGTATCGGAGGACATAGATGGATTATGTAGCGCCAGACGGACGGGATAGGGTCATCCCGCGTTTCCACATCAAGGCCGTGCGAAACAACTTCCTCTCTGCCAAGGAAGGCCGTGAGGTCTGGAATGATGAGGAATACGTTGAACTCATTGTGCCGGGCGACAACAAGAACATTGTTGATGTGCGCGTGAAGGACGAACACCGCGAGCGTTGGCCGACCAAATACGCTGCGTTCAAGGCCAACATGGAAGCCCCTGAAAGCGGCACTCCGCTGGATGAATGGGCGGGCGTGGGCCGTAGTCAGGTGATGGAGCTTAACAGCGTCCATATCCGCACGGTGGAACAGCTTGCGGGCTTGTCTGACAGCCAACTTGCCAAGGCTATCCCGATGGGCGGCAACGCGCTCCGTGCCAAGGCTCAACGGTTCATCGAGCAAACCGACGCGGAGAAGCCCCTGCAAGCGATGGAACAGCGTATCCGTGAGCTTGAAGAAAAGCTGGCGCTGGCGGTTGAAAGCAAAGCAGAAAGGGCCGTGGCATGACTGTGTTGGAAAGGATGGCGTGCGCGATTGCTAACGCTGAGCTGGACCATAAAGGGCCAGAGCTTCCCGCTATGCAAATGGCCCGCGCCGCCCTTTTGGCCGTGCGGGATTCCGGGTATGAGATTTTTGCAGCCGCTGAACCGGCTGCCAAGGGTCGCTCTGTAGAAACAGTTGAGGACCGAATCTCTGTCGTTCAAACTTTGGTTGCGGCCTCAGTCAACGCCATTTTTAACGAAGGGAAACGTCAATGAGCGGGCTTGAACGAGACGTGATGTATAAGCCGGGCGCGACCTTCTTCAAGGAAGGCAAGTTCCTGATGTTCCGCTATCAGGCGGATTCGTCGTCGGTGATCGGTCCGCGAGTTGCGACCGAAGCCGACAAGAAAACGCATGGCGCTGAGTATGCTATGTACCTCAAGGAAGCGTTTAATAACGCTCCCGTTGAGGCATTTGATCACGACGGGGTGGATGGTCCCGGCGGTGTTGCTTCACCTGCTGAACCTGAGCCGCCGCTTAAAAAGCGGGGCCGTCCTCCGAAGGTCTAACCGATGAACCTTTTGCAGATTGTACAGCGAGCCTGTCGCCTGCTTTCCATTCCGGTGCCAACCGAAGTGGTCAACTCGACTGATACGCAAGTCCAGCAGCTTTACGCTCTCGCCAATGAGGAGGGAGATGAGCTTGCGGGTTCGTATGATTGGCAAATCATGCGGAGGCAGCATCTGTTCAATACGGTGGCAAGCGCGGTTCAATCGAGCGCAATCCCGTCTGACCTCGATCATTTCGTGGCTAACTCGTTCTTTAACCGGACGACGATGCGCTACATCTACGGGCCGATTACCCCGCAAGAATGGCAGGCTATCCAAGCGCAGCCTCAACTCAATCGGGTGTTTCTGGCGTTCATTGAGCGTGACGGTCAGTTCCTTGTTACGCCGACGCCGGGTGCAGGCCAGCAGATTGCTTATGAATACATCACGCGGCAATGGGCCAAGTCGGCGGCTGGTGTCCCGCAGGCTGAGTTTCTGGCCGATACGGACGAGACGTATCTTGATGACAAGCTCTTTCCGCTTGGCCTTCGCTGGCGCTTCCTGAAGTCCAAGGGGCTTGATTATAGCGAAGATTTTAGAACTTACCAAAGCGAGAAGACGCAACGCATGGCGCGGGATGGCGGAAACACTGTCATCGATTCGACGGGCGGCGACTACTATGGATGGGCCACTAACATCCAGATGGGCGGGTTTCCGGGGTGACGTTCTTCCTGACCATCGCTGACACGAAGAACCAGGAGACGCAGCGCAAGAAGCTCAACACGCTGCTGGCGACCTATGGCACGGGTTATGGTTCGTCGCTTCCCTCGGCCACGCTTTCACCGGAAGGCCGTCTGTTCTATGTCGGGTCGCAGGGTTATCAGAACCGTGCTGGAACGTGGGTGGCGCTATGAGGCAGGCAGCACAGCGATACGGTCGCCAGCCTCTACAGTCGGTCTCTCAACAGCGGGTGTCGATTGGCCGTGCGGTTCCGGCTCCGGTTGGCGGGTGGGATGCTCAATCCCCGCTGGCCAATATGCCGCCTGAAAACGCGGTTATTCTGGACAACTTCATTCCTCGCGCGGGCTATGTGGAACTGCGTAAGGGCTATGTGCCGTGGCAGGAAGGGCTAGTCCTCCCGACTGAATCCATCCTTGTCTGGCGCGGTCAGACGTTGGCCTTGGCGGACGATATTTTCGCGGCTTGTGGCGGCAGCATCTTTGACATTAGCAACCAAGGCGATGCGCCGGTTGAGGTGTTCACCAACGCGGGCAATGCTCGCTGGCAATGGCTGAACTTCTCCAACGACGCGGGGACATTCCTGGTCGCGGCTAACGGCGCTGTAGAACCGATCTATTACAACGGCACGTCGTTTGCATCGACGACCATCACGGGGACGGCTGGCGTCATCACGCTTGACCCGCGCACGTTGGTTGACGTGATGGACCACAAGGGGCGTCTGTTCTTTGTGCAAGAGGACAGCCTCCGCGTCTGGTTCCTTGAGCCGTTTGCCATTCAAGGGCAAGCTAATCTGCTAGACCTCGGGCCTATCTTCGACAAGGGCGGCTCAATCCTCTGCCAAGCCACTTGGACGCTTGATGGCGGCTCCGGTGCGGATGATCTAGCGGTATGGGTGACGACACAAGGTCAGGTGGCTGTCTATCAGGGCCTAGACCCCTCGGACGCTAACAACTGGGCGCTTGTCGGGGTGTATGACCTTGGCCTGCCTCTCTCGCGCCGGTCGCTCATCAAATACGGCTCGGACCTTGTTCTGCTGACCACGGACGGGGTGGTGCCGCTCTCGCAGGCCCTGAAACTCGACCGCGCACAAGAGAACCTTGTGGCTCTGACGCAACGTATCCAGAACGCATTTCAGCAGGCCACGCAACGCTATCGCGGCAACTTTGGATGGGAAGGCGCTCTCTATACGAAGGGGACGCTGGCAATCTTCAACGTGCCCACGGCTAGCCTCACGCGGTCGGAGCAATACGTCCAGAATGTCCAGACGGGTGCCTGGTGCCGGTTTACGGGCATCAATGCCTTCTGTTGGTCCGTCGCCAATGACCAGATGCTTTTTGGCGGTTCGGACGGCGTCTATCTATGGGACGTGGGCTATGCCGATAATGAGGGCGGCATCGTCGGTGACATCAAGACGGCGTTCAACTACTTCGGCTCACGCGGAAGCCTCAAGAAATTTGAGATGCTGCAACCCGTGCTGCGGATCGCGGGCGACCTTGCTCCGGCTGTGGAGATTGTGACGGACTTCAAAGAACGCGCTCCGACTGCCGTTCCTACGACCATCACCACGACGGGCGGTAAATGGGACACGGGCTTGTGGGATGTGGCTCTGTGGTCGCCTAGCACTGAGACGCGCGATAGCTGGACCAGCGTTACGGGCATTGGCTATTGCGGAGCGGTGCGCTTGCGAGTGTTACCGCCTCCGCTGATCTATACCGACCTTGGCGTTGATGACGTGGATTTGGTGTCTTACGGCGAGGGCATCGTCGCGGCATCGTTCACGCGCAACACCAACGCGCCGTGCGAGATTATCGCGTTCAATGTGAAGTATCAGAACCAGACCGGCGGGCAGCTTTGAGGCTAGTCTCCGGCCCGTTTTCTCCGCTAGTCGCTCAATGGGTAGCGGACCAGATAGGGCATGGACTGGACTGGGGGCCATGCGAGGCCATCGGGGTGGTCGATAAGCATGATAATCTCATAGGCGGCGTGGTCTTTAACGCATATCAGCCCCAATACCGTAACATCGAGGTCAGTTTTGCCGCTACACGGGCGAACTGGTTGACGCCTAACCTCGTCACGGGCATACTTAGCTACGCATTCGACCAACTTGGATGCAATCGGATCACCAGTCTCACGCCGAAGAAGCTGCGTAAGGCTCGCCAGTTCCTACAGAAATTCGGCTTTAAGCACGAAGGGACTGTGAGATTCGGCTATGGTGACGACGACACAATCATATCCGGCTTGCTGGCCTCTGAGTGGTCGCAACACAGATTCAACGTGTCTCGGGAGCGTTCCCCATTAGCAAGCCCCGCCCCCCCGCCGCTCCCGATCCGGTCCAACTAGCCAACGCTCAATCCACGGCGAACACCGCAACGGCGCGTGAACAACAGCGGCTGAACATGATCAATACGACCGGCCCGCAAGGCTCGGTTCGTTATATCGCTGACCCTTCGGCACCCGGCGGCTATCGTCAAGAAACGTCCCTCAGCCCGCTTGAGCAGCAGAACTACGACCGCTCAACCGGCGTTTATGGTAGCGCCCTCGACACGGCTGGCCAGCAGATTGGTCGCGTAAACCAGGCGCTTGGCCAAGGCCTTAACACCGAAGGCCTGCCTGACCTGCAAGGTTTCAACGCGCCAGACTTTGACCGTCAACGGTTTGAGGATTCGGTTTATGCGAGCCAGACTCGTCGCCTTGACCCGCAGTTTCAGCGGCTTGAGAGGTCGCAAGATGCACGTCTTGCCGCGCAGGGCCTTGGAGCGAATAGCGAGGCAACGCGAAACCTTCGATCTGATTTTGCTAGAGATCGAAATGACGCATACGGAGAGGCTGCAAACCAAGCCATCCAAGCCGGTGGTGCGGAGCAATCTCGCGCAATTCAGAACGCTATTGCGGGCGGGACATTCGGTAATCAGGCGAGGACGCAGGGCCTGCAAGAGCGGGCGTATATCCAGAACCAGCCGCTTCAGCAGCTTCAAGCTCTGCTAGGCACGGGGCAAGTCGGTATGCCGCAGGGCATCCAATACAGCCCGACCGGCGTTGGCCAGACGGATGTGCTTGGCGCTAATGCGTTGGCGCAGCAGCAGCTAAACAGCAACTATCAGGCGGAAATGGGCCAGCGTAACGCGCTTATGAGCGGCCTGTTCCAACTTGGCGGTGCGGCAATTGGCGCGGGTGGCGCAATTACAGCAGCGCGGCAAACACCGTCTGACCGCCGCCTTAAACGCGACATCAAGCGCGTTGGCACGATGGCTAACGGCCTGCCGGTTTATGAGTATCGCTATGTGTGGGGCCGCAAGCGTCACATCGGCGTGATGGCTCAAGACGTGCTTAAGGCTGGCATTGATGCGGTGGTCCGTCACTGGACGGGCTTCCTCATGGTTGATTACGGGAAGCTCTAATGGCCCGCGCTCCCATGCCAGCCCCGCAGATGATTGAAACGCCCGCGATGCGGCGTAGCGCCTTGCTGGCCAAGATGCTGGAACAACAACGCCAGCCAACCGAAATCAAAGGCGGTTACGGAGAGCTTGGCGCTCGATTGCTCGCGCAAGGCATCACGCAATGGGGTGCTAATCGCGCGGAGAAGGCGGCGCGGGAAGAAGGCGCAGCGCGGGTTCAAAGCCAATCGGATGCGCTTAACTTGCAGCTGGCCGCGTTGCTCGGTGGAAACCAGCCGCAGCCGGAAGCGATGGGCGCGGCTCCCCCGCCTCCAATGGTCGCGCCGATTCAAAACACGCAGCAACCTGTTGAGGCAATGTCGGCTCCCGTGGCTCCGGTTGACGGTGCTCCAATGCCTCCCGCTGCCCCGGCGGTCGCTTCGGTTGCTCCTCCCGTTCCGATGCCGATGGCCGACGCTCCGGCTATGCCGCAGGCTCCCGCACCGGCTCCCGTGGCCCCGCAAGCCCCGCCTGCGGCTCCGGCGCGTAATCCGCTCGGCATCACGCCGGGTGAGGAAACGCTTATCCGCCGTGCGCTTTCGAGTGGCGACGCTGGACAGATTGCATGGGCGCAAGGCGTCCTTGGCGAAATTGAGATGCGGATGGCGAGTCCGTCCGCTGAACGGCAAGAAGTCGTTGACCAAAACGGTGTCAAATATTTGGTTGACCCGACCGGCGCAAATCCACCAACGCCATTGTTTGGTGAGCAAGGCGTTCCTGAGTTGGCGCGAATGCGAACCGTTGTGGCTGGCCCTAACGACCCTTACGGCATGGTCGAAGGCACGACATATCAAATCAACCCAAGCGGTGTCGCGTCAGCCCTTCAAACGCCAACGGCGGGTTACAGGCGATTGCCAGACGGAACACTTGTTCCAGAAATTGGTGGCCGCGAAGACCTTGGCGGAAACCCGACTGCGCGGTTTCAGGCAATCAAGGGGCTGCAAGACCAAGTCAAAACGGTTCTTGACCAAGCGACTAGTCTTAATCGCAACATCCAATCGGTTCGCGCTGGCCTTCGCGCGCAAAACGGCGCGGGTGACGTTGCAACGATTAACGGTGTTCAGCGGCTTATTGACGACGGTGTGGTCCGTGAAGGCGATGTCGCGTTGCAACTTCGGATGCAAGGCCTAGAGGGCGGCATTGCAGGATTGATGGGATACCTGCGATCAAATGGTGCGTTCTCGCCAGAAATCCGGTCGCAACTAAGCAAGCTTGGTGAAGACCTTTATTCAACGCAAAACGCGCTATTTCGTGAGCAAGCAATGGGGCGTCGCGAGTTTGTTGAACGCACGTTTGGCGCTGGCTCGTTTGATGATGTGGTCCCGCCGTCTGTTCGTCAGGCATACGGGTGGGATTCTGCGCCTGCCGGTGGCGACGGATCGCCCCCTCGGGTTACTACGCAAGCGCAATACGATGCGCTCGCAAGCGGTGCGCCATACATCGACCCTAACGGCGTTCGCAGGACAAAACAGTGAGGCAGGAACCGTTTTGGGCTAATGATCCGATTGCGGCTCCCACTCGCCAGCAGCGCGAGCCAGCGCCGTTTTGGGCAAACGACCCTGCCGCTACGCCTCGCCCATCCGTTCCGCAAGATGGCCCAGATGCGCCGTTTCAGCCAGAACTAGCGCCGGGTGATAACGGCGTTTATCCGCCGATGCGGCCCGGTTTCGAGGCTGTCGGCACCCCGCAAGCACCGATTGACACCATCGGCGCGGAAGAAGCGGCGGCTAATCGCAACGTGTTCGGCAATCAAGGAACGCGGCTAGACCCTATCGACCTCAACACGCTTCCGGCAGAAGACCGCGCTTATCTGAACGCGGGGATGTATGTGAAGCTCGGCAACGGCGAAGTGCGCCGGATGATGGCCGATGCGCGACCGAATGCGGGCGGACCTGGTACCCAAGAAATCCGGCCCGGCCTGTTCGTCGAGGAAAACGCTGACGTGCCGACCGATATGGCTAAGTCGCTTCCGACCGGCGTAGTCGAGGGCGTCACGGGCATGGTTGGCCTGCCCGGCTCGCTTTACCAAATGATCCCCGAAAACCTGCGAAGCCCGACCAGTATGCTTCGCAACCTCCCGACCGGCGAGGGGATGAATCAGGGCATCCGCAACCAAATCGGATACGACTACTACCAGCCGCAGACGGTTCCGGGTGAGTATGCACGGACCCTTGGCGAGTTCCTGCCCGGTGGCGTCGCTCCCGGTGGTGCTGGCACCAAACTAGCGTCATGGCTTGTCCCTGCTGTTGCCAGTGAATCCGCTGGCCAGATTGCACGGGGCATGAGCGGCGGGCGTCGGGATACGGCAAGCGAAGGCTTTGCACGTTTGGCTGGTGGCCTTGGCGGTGGTCTAGGCATTGGAGCCGTCACCGGCCTTCGTGGTGGTGCGGACATTGCCTTGCGCGGTGCGGCTGAGGGCGTGACCCCGCAACAGTTGGAAATGGCGGCTGCGCTTCGTCAACGAGGCGGGCTGCTCGGCGTTGACCTGACGAACGCGGAAGCCTTGCAACAAGTGACGAGCGGCGGGACTGGCCTTGGCCGGTTGCAGCGGGTGGTCGAAGGCCAAACCTCGCGCATGGCTCCGATGTTCGGCCAACGTCCGGCGCAAGTGGAACGCGCTATCGGAACGGAGCTAGACCGGCTTGGTCCTACGGTTTCGCCTTCGGAATTAGCGGGGCGCTCTCAAGAAGCCGCGACCGGCGTTCTGGATACTATGCGGCGGCGCGTAAACGAAAGCGCACAGCCGCTTTATGACCAACTGCCCGGTCAAACGCTTGACCCCGCTGACCTCGCCCAACTGCAAGCTAATCCGTCGTATAGCGCGGCGTCGGAGCAGCTTATGGGCAATCCAGAGCTTGCGGCTCTTGTGACGGGCGGGCCGGAAGACCTTTCAACGGTCAATCGTGTCATTCAGCAACTCGACACGATGGGAGAGCAAGCGCGACCGGGTGTGATGAACCCGACCGGCAATAACACGCTTGCAGCAACGCGAGACCAAGCGGCGGCATTGGCAAGGCAGCTTTCTGCCCGCACTTCGCCAGAGTTTGCGGCGGCTCGGCAAACGGTAGCAACGGGACGTGAGGCCTTTGTTGACCCACTTCGCCGTGGGCCGATTGGCACTATTGCCGGTCAATCCGATGTGCAGCCTAACCTTGTTGGCCAAACCGAAGCATTGTTCCCCGCTCAACCGTTTGAGGGGCAAGCCGCTGAAACGGCGCAAGCGCTTGGCCTGATGGGCGAGATTGACCCGACTGTGGGCGGTCCGCTCGTTCGTCAGCATCTGGCTCGGCAAGCGATGGAAGCACAGCAGGCGCTGGCCACGGGTGACAACCAGTTTGGCGGTGCCAACTTCGCCGCTCGCGCTTTTGGCAATCCAGAACAGCGACGGACGGTGATGGGGGCTATCGACGTGACCGCGCCCCCGCCTAGCCCGTTGGCGTTTCCGCCGCTCAATCCTAACGCTCCGCAGGCCATGCCGTCTGACCCGATGGCGCAACTTGTCGAGGTGCTGCAAGCGACTGGCCAGCGCGCTCGCGCCGGGTCGGAAACCGCGTTTAACCAAGAGGCTATCCGCAACCTGCAAGGCGGGAACCTGGCCACGAGCGCGGCTCAGACCATCACCAATCCCACGGGCGCTTTTGGTCGCGCGGGACGATGGATTGACGACCTCACGGCTCGCCGTAACGCGGAAACCCTCGCTGATCTTCTTATGGCCAACTCGGATGAGTTTAGCGCCCGACTGACCAGCGCAATCAATCGCCCCCGTGGCGCTAACCGTGTTCGTGCGGGCGTAGCGGTCGCGGCGGGACAGGAGGACTAAATGCCCCGAAACGGCAGCGGCTCATACTCACCCCCCTCAAACACATGGAACCCGGCCACTCCTGAGACGCCTATTCTCTCGGATGACTGGAACGCCACGCTTGCCGATATGTCCACGGCCATCACGCAGTCCATTGCGTCCGATGGTCAGACCACGGCCACGGCTCCGATCCCGTTTGTGCAAGGCATCCGGTTTTCCGGCGGCACCGTCTCGGCTCCGGCGTTCTCTATCATCGGGGACACGGACACCGGCTTCTACACGCCAGCGGCTAACCAGTTGGCTATTGCGGTCGGTGGTGTCCAAGGCTTCCTGATTACGCCAACCGGAACGACCATCCCGCTTGCTCTAAGCGTTGGCGACAACGCGGCGGTAGCTTTGAGCCTGACCGTTGGCGAGGCGCTGACCGTCAACGGTAACGTGGCGCTTGGCAATGCGGCTGGTGACGTTCTGACCGTCAATGCGACTGGGACGTATAACGCGCCTCAGACGTTTGCAGGCACCATCACGGTGCCGGATGCATCGTTTTCCAATGCCAAACTTGCCACGGTAGCAACTGCTACCTTCAAGGGGCGGGTCACGGCTGGCACTGGCGTTGTCGAGGATTTGACCGGAACGCAGGCCGCTACGTTGCTGCCGGTGGTGGTCGGAGCCACGCAATCGACGGGCGGGACCAAGGGCCTTGTCCCCGTTGCGGCGGCTGGCGACCAATACAAGGTGCTGACCGGCGCGGGAACGTTTCAAGCGGGGTACGGGCGGGCTTTTGGCTGCGTCATCACCTCGACCAGCGTGAACGGCTCCACCCCTACGATTGCCGGTGCGCTCAACGTCGCCAGCATTTCTAACGTGACCGAAGGCGCTGGCATTGCCTATGCCGATATTACTTTCACCAACGCACTCCCCGCAACGACTTACGCGGTTCATGTCAGCCGATTGAACCCGACCGGCAGCGTAGAGGGCTACGATAACAAGGCTCTTGGCTCGGTCCGTATCTATTGGACCACGCAGAACCCCGCTGAAATCTCTGTCTCTGGATTCGCATAATGGCCCTCACGCCCCGCAAGACCTATCCTGAGCTTACCGCGCTAACGGCTCCCGTTGTCGGAACGGACGTGCTGGCAGCTTATCGTGCGCCCGGTCCGTTGAAGAAGGTTCCGGCATCGACTGTCCGTGACTACGTTCTGGACGATGCCGCCGGGTCTATCTTGTTCCGGCAACTGACCAACCCGACCGGCTCGGTTGAGCGTCCGATTGACGCCAAAATGTCGGACATGGTGAACGTCAAGGACTTTGGCGCGGTTGGCGACGGGATTGCAGACGACACGGTGGCTTTCCGTAATGCCATCAACTTTGCTCACGGTCGCGCGGTGTATGTCCCTGGCGGGGATTACCTCATCACCTCGCAAATCCGCGTTGAGCCGTTTGCATGGATTGACGTGAACCCTGCCAAGGCTGTCGGAGCGTTCGCGCCGGGTATGTGGCTTGTCGGTGACGGCATGGTGGAGACGCGCATCCAATGCCGCGTGGCCAATAATGCCATGTTCTATTGCAACGTGACCAATCCGGTTCCGTATGCCTTCCGCGCTCAGATGGGGATGCGGGTCCAGAACCTTGCTATTGTCGGCGCGGGTAGTGTTGCCAACTCATCCGCGTTTGAGATTTTCAACAGCTACCAGCTTCAGTTCTCGCAGGTTCATATCCGTGCGCTGACCGGTAGTGCAATCCGCATGGTCAACGGCGAGTTTGTCGATGACGGCTGGAACTGTGCCACGTTTGATAGCGTCTGGATTGAGGCTTGCGGTACGGGTGGATACGGGTTCGGCTTCGACGCCACGGGCGCGACCGGGCGCAATGAAGGCTCGTTCACCCAACTACGCAACGTCTTCATTCAGGGATGCGGGCGAAACGAATATTTCACCGTCACCAATCTGGCAGATGTCGCGGGCGAGGCGACGCTTACGCTCAACCTCAACCAAATGCCGCAGACGTTCCCGACTGCCACGGCGCATCCGTTCGTGCCGGTTCGGGTGATGGGCAACAATCCCATCTCGACCGTCAACGGTTCGGCTCGCGTCACCATCGCGCTCACAGGAACCAGCAACTACATCGCTGGCCAGCAAATCAGCATCAGCGGCGCAACCGCAGTCGGTGGCATTACCCTGAGCGGCGATTACGTCATTCAGCAGGCCAACCCGACCAGCATCATCATCACGCACGGCTCGGATGCTACGAGTACCGCAACGGGTGGTGGCGCAGGTGTCACGATTAACGCCCGCATCAAGATCAAGATGTTCGGCGTCCTCAAGACGGAAACGCTTGGCGCTGATCCGATCAGCACCACAAGCGGCTCGCCCATTGTCACGATTGCGGACACGGCTCACGGCCTGTCTGTCGGGGATGTGGTGACGTTCTCGGGCGCGACCGCTACGGGTGGCATTACCGTGTCGGGTAGCTATCCGATCAGTTCGGTGCTTACCAACACGTTCACCATTATCGCGTCGTCGGATGCGACCAGCACGGCAACGGGCGGTGGCGGCGCTGTCGTCATGGTAAGCCCGATGTGGCAGGCCAATGACACCGTTTATACCGTGGGGCCGTCCCCGACCAGCACCACACTCCGTCTGTTTACCGATGACACCGTGCCGGTTGCAGTCAGCGCGGCAACGTGGGGGACGTGGGTTTCTGGCCTTCCCGCGCCGGTCGCCTTGGGTACAAATCCGCTGGCGACGGTCAACGGGTCATCGACTGTCACGGTCACCCATACCGGTCACGGTGCAGCGGCTGGCGCGTTGGTTACTATTGCCGGAGCGTCTGCTGTCGGTGGTGTGACGGTCAACGGGCAATATCGCATCAACGTCGTGATTGACGCCAATACCTACACCATCACAGCCACGGCGGCGTCTAGCACGGCGACGGGTGGCGGGGCTGGTGTTACGGCTCAATACACGCTGGCCAGCGATGCGATTGGCGAGGTGGCTTACTATGAGCCTCGCTCTGGCGGCATGAGCAGCAAGGGCCAACTGGTCAAGCTGCAATCGTGCGGCTTCACGGTTAATCAGAACGTGGCTCAGTACGTCCCCGGTGGGGCGGGTGGCAGCATCGGGCTGATCTGTGAGCAAGTGACGTGGGAGAACAGCTACCGTCGCCATTTGTTCGTTCGCGGCGGCATTAACTATCTGTTCTTCGGCTGTCAGTTCCACGGCAATAAGCCGTTTGGTCTCTCGCAATGGCGCTTGGCGGACTTCGACGCTAGCGAGTTTGTCGTTACGCAGGTGCTTTGGCAGAACACGAAAGTCAGGGCGCGTGAATGCCCAGCTATCGCGTTCAAATACACCGGCACCAACTCCAATCCTAACACCGTGCGCGTTCGTGGCACGTTCTGGGATGACTTTGACCACCTCGGACAGAACCGCTTTGTCGGGATTCAGTTCGATCAGGTCATGCAGAATATGAACCTGTCATGGACCTCCGCGACCTTGATGACCTTGCGGCCTAACCAGTCGTTTGGTGAAGGCGCAAAAACCCCGCTCCGGCTCCGTGGCCCGCAAAACGGTTCGGGAACCGGCGTTGCGTCCATGACCGGCGAGTGGATTCAAGCTCAGGCCACGTCCAACAATGGCGTGTCGGCGTTCAATACGACAAACGGTCAATCCGGTGGCCCGGCGCTGGCCAACAGCACCATTTATAACATGTACCTGTACGACAACGACGGGGCGCTCGCGCTTACCCCTTCGTTGGTCGCTCCGACCATCGACACCAGTCACGGCTACATGGTGATGACGGGCGACCCGACGATGCTGTGGGTTGGCCGCGCTCAGACGGACGGTTCCGCTCAATGGCTCTCGACCGGCGCTCAGTTCCTCAACCCCGTCATTATTCCCGGCGGGCAAGAGGGTCAGGACGCGGCGCTGTGGTTTAGCGATGCAGACCGCAAGCTCTACATCAAATCCACGCCGGGCCTTCCCACGCTGCTTACGGGCGGCACTTATGCCTACGTCCCGACGTTCGAGACCAGCGTCGTTTATGATCCGCCGTCGCTTTTGCCGGGGGCCACCACGACGACGACTGTCACCGTGACGTGCAGCGGGGGCGACTATTGTTCTGGCGTTGGCTTTGCACAGACGGTCGGGGCGGCGGGTTGGGGCGGTTTGACGGCCACGGGCTGTGTCAGTGCAGCAAATACCGTTACGGTGACCATCACGAACAACACGGCGGGGACGATTGACCTCGCATCCGGCAATCTGCGCGTAAACGTTCAACGGAGATAACCCATGACGGCCCAGGTTCACATTGACGCCATTGGCGCGGCTATTATCGAGCTTGAGGACGCGGCAAAGGATGCTCGCCAAGCGTCCAAGCGCGTCGTGCAAGCGACCAAGGCTCTGCATGATGCCCTAGGCGCTGCGGAAGCGGCTTACATCGCCAGCGTGGCTAACGACGGCGGTAACATCGTGGCCTTCTCGGGCGGGACGAACAAGCCGCCGGTCAATGACCCGAACGACCCTGTGAAGCCATGATGTACTGGTATCTGGTCGCTATGATCGGCGTGTTTGCCCTGTCGTATTGGGCTTACGTCTCTCGGCCTCGCAGATACGCTGACCTCATGGGGGTGAGCGCGCTGCTGTCCGTCGTGTTTGTCGTCAACAATCTTCTGGTGGAGCTTTTCGGCTTTCCAGAAGTTATGCTAGCCGCTCCGGTCCTCGATCTGGCCTTGTCGGTGTTGATTTACCGCGCTTGGAAACAAAACCCTGAGCCGTGGAAAATCGTGATGGTTTGCGCGTTGGTCGCTCAACTCATGCTTCATGCTGTCACGATTGCCATGTGGCGGCTTCACGAACTCACCGAGGCGGGACTTTATACTTATGTTGTGGCGGTCAATGGATTTTTCATCGTCCAGCTTCTCACCCTCGGATTCATCGGGGCCGGTCATGGGTTGGATATTGTTCGCCAGTGGTTGTCTAATCGGAGGCGGGATGTTGCTGTGCCGCATGTTAGCCGATGAGCGACGAAACCCTCCCCGTGGTGATCGAGCGGGTAGCGCAACTGACCCGCCGCGTGGAGGCGGTGGAAACCAAACTAGACGCTGCTTTGAGGTCTAACATCTGGATTTACGGCGTGGCCGGTGGTGCGGGCGCTGTGCTGATGATTCTGCTTCCGAAGGTGTCGAAGGTGCTAGGGCTGTCATGACGGACACCCCCGTAACCGCAACTCAAGTGCCGCCCGTTCCAATGTCGGAGCGCATCAAGGCGTTCATTGGCGACCTCGCTAGGCCGTTTGCCATTATAGCGACCTCATACGCTGCGGCTCACGCAACGGTGGTCATTGCCAATAAGGTTGAGAACGGAAACGACGGGGCTATCTTTGCAGGGGCCTATTTCCTTGGAGTGGCGACGCTTTACGGTGCCAAAGCAATCGAAGCCATCAACACAACCCGCGCTCGCCGTGATGTGGATGTGGCGCAAGTCAACGCAGGAAGCACGACTACATGACCAATAAGGCTCTGTTTGACGCTGTAAGGGCCATCAAGGGCGCTCCGCTGTCTCAGGCAGACGTTGATGCCATAAACGCGGCATTAGCTCCCACGGCCCCCGCAACGGGCAAGCGCGTTAGTCCTGCTGGCATTGCGCTCATTCACTCGTTTGAATCGTGCAAGCTGACCGCTTATCCCGACCCCGGCTCGGTTGACGGAAAGCCGTGGACGATTGGCTGGGGGTCCACTGGACCTGGTATCGCCAAGGGTGTCGTCTGGACGCAAAAGCAGGCCGATGATCGGTTTCAGGCTGACCTTGGCCGGTTTGAGAAGGCCGTGGCCCTCATGGCTCCGGTGACGACGCAAAACCAGTTCGATGCACTTGTCTCGTTTGCCTATAACGTTGGCTTGTCGGCGCTGAATGACAGCACGTTGCTCCGGTTTCACAAGGCGGGCGATTACGCGGCTGCAAAGCAACAGTTCGCAAGATGGAATAAAAATGACTCGAAAATCATGGCTGGTCTAACGCGACGGCGGAAAGCTGAGGCTGATCTTTACTCCGCTTAGTCGTTGGAACTGTGAGGGTATCGGCCTCGCTCCATCCGTTCTTCAAGCGATAGCGGAGGGTGGCTTTTGATATCCCTGTGCGATTGCTTAGGGCGGTGATAGTCGTCGCTTGACCGTCAAACAGAAAAGGCTTCACGGTTCGGAGGTTTTCGGATTGCTCGGATGGCGTCGCCCATCGGCAGTTCTCTGGCGAGTAGCCTTTTTCGCCGTCAATACGGTCGAGGGTTTTGCCTTTGGGCCGCTCGCCCATGTCAGCAACAAATCCGGCAAACGTTTGCCATGCATCACAAACACTTATCCCGCGCTCCCCATAAGCGTAATATTTTGTCGCCTTGGGATTCTGACACCGCTGCAACATCGCAGCCCATGTGTTGTATGTCCCGGAACCTGACAAGCCGTGGCGCGTCGCGCCATTCCGTAGTAAGTTAGCCTTGGCGTTACACGCTCTAGAGCAATATCGCCCCCGTCCGTCTGCCAGCCGCTGCGCTGTCGTTTGAAGGGGGGATGAGCAAAACTGGCAAAGAGAGGATATTTTCATGTGCCAAGTTTATACACAAACAAAAACGACGGCAACACGTGAAGGATGGATGATCGGAGACGGCGGCGGTTGCGTCGAGGGTTTTGGTGGTTTGCTCTGATGTTCGGCCTTGACCGTCTCGGAACCCGCGTTATCCAGATTGGCGCTGTAGTCATCACGCTAATCTTTGTCGGCCTCACGCTGGCCTATTGTGTGGAGCGAGGCAACGCGCGCCGTGCAAAGAGCGAGGCTTCAATCGCTGCTGCCACGGGTAAGGCGCTGGATAAGGTCGCCTCGGAAACCCCCATCATCCGTCAAGAGCAAGAGGACAAGCAACGTGCAGTCGATCAAATCCAAGGCGCTGATACTCCCCTGCCTGCTGGTTTCGGCAGCGACCTTGAGCGTATCCGGGTGCGCCGGGGCGGCTAACGTCGTCATCCCAGAAAGCCTCAAAGCCCCTTGCGTCTCTACGGTGGACGTAAGCACGGCCCAGACCGTTGGTGATCTAGGCCGCGCCATTGTCGCTCAAGACGGTGATTTGCGCGTGTGCGATGTAAAGCGGGAGGCAATCGTGGCTATCGCGGAAAGCCAGAATCGCCGCTGGTGGTGGCCGTTCTAGGCGTCACAATCCAAGCGCGGCCAAGTCATCCGCAATCGACGGACGCTCTGGCCACGACTTGTGCCAATCAGCGGCTTTGAGCGCAGCACCACGGCTCCGATAGTTCCTCCCACCGCTATACCAGATGCCGTTCTGCGTCAGCGTGAAGGACCAGCGGTCGCCGTCCTGCGTCAGTTCGGTGTGCCAAGTGTCAGTCATTTCTGCACCATTATTTCAGCGATGGCGTTGGCGCAATCCCGTTTCGTGTCGGAGCGCCGAGGGCCGTGCAACAGCCGCGCATACGATTCCCGCAGGGGCTTCAGGTTTCGCGGTTTGAGCGCCTTTACTAAATCACGACGCAGCGCCGCGTTTTCGGCTTTGAGCGCGGACATTGCACTGCACAGCCGGACGATTGTGTCCAAATAATCGGCCTCAAGCTCGGTGGGTACGGAGCGCCCTTGCGCGGAGTGAACCATCATCCCGTCCTCTCGTTTAGGATGGCGTCAATCCCCGACTGCCATTCCGCAACCTCGATGCTAGGGCCGTTCATGCCGTCGGCCCTATCCCATGCACAATCTTTTAGCATTGTGTCGCTCGGCTCCCGAATAGCCTCAAGCGCGGCGCGGGCAATCTCTTTCCCGTCGTAATCATAGATTGCTCCTGCCGCGCGAACGCGAGCCTCAATGACCGCGCCCATCTTCTCCAGCATCGTCATCATCCCGTCCTCTCGTTATTGGGGGGGTTGGGGCAACGGCATCCAGTGGGTTGGATGTTGGCTGATGACGTTGCTGAGACAAGCAGAAACCCAGTCTCCGCCGCCAGAGGCGTAGTTGCGGTAACGCATAACGTGGGCCACCATAACAGCGGAACGAAGCGGGCCATTGTCGTTGCGGCTGTTCAAAAAGCCCCACCCGACAACCGCAGTCCCATCCCTCGGAGCCGTCTCTATAGGTTGCCAGCCGTCAACAGGGGGTGCGGCTGCGAGCATGGCGGCGTAGATGTTCGCGGTGGCAAGCGACCACGCTTCGGGGACCGGCTGGCCGTGGCGCTCGGCAATCCCCGCGACAATCATCGCCTCTGTCGGCTCTCTCGGCACCAGGACCAATCCGTCAGTCATTTGCGGTTCTCCCTGTATCGGCGGCTTTCAGGATGGCAATGCAGAGAGCGAGCGGAAGTGTCTTTGAAAGCGGACCGCGCGGGTCGTGTGCTTTCCAGTTCAACATTGCTGCGTAAAGCAGGCGCCAGCCATCCAACCCAAGCCGCTCTGCCAGAGCAAGAGCAGCGTCGAGGGAGGTGGTGTAGGCGGGCGGGTGTGCCACGGACCACCCACCCATTGCGTCCCAAATGGCCACGTCTAGTTCAAGGCTTCCTGCCTCGGCTTCTTCCAGCCGTTTGATGAGGTCAGTCATGGCTCTTTCCTTTCAGGGTGGCGCGGGCGCGTTCTTGGATGGCGACAATGCCCATCCCCATGTCATTCTCGTTTTCAGTGGTTGACCACGGCGAGGCAGATTTGGCGGGGAGAAAGTCAGTGGTCGCAATCCACTCCAACGCCCGTCCACGCTCCTGGTAGTCGAGCAGGAGGGCGCGGAGGGCCTCGATCTCGCCCTCGGACACCGGAACGCAACGCGGCCACACCTCACTGGCGAGCGCCAGCCACTCGCTGACAACTGCCTCCGTATCGTCGGCGCTCACGTCAGCCACCACAACGAAACGACACCAGCCACCACGGCCAACAGGATGAGAGAGCGAGGGCGGAACACCTCGGCCAAGGCTCGGAACCACATCGGCGGCTCGTCAGACGGTCGGAAGTCAAACCCGCGAGTGGATTGGCTGGTCGCCTGCGCCGCTTTCATGCGGTGGTCGGTGTAGTCGGAACGGTCAATCATTGGTCTTCTCCGTTCAGCAGGGCGACAACGCGAGCGGCAAACGCTTCCTGCTCGGCATCTGTCTTGTCGTAAGGGTCGCTGCGTTTGACGTAAGCAACGCGGGGAACAACCAAACGAAAGCCCATATCGTCGCGGGCGTCGTCAGCGTCGTCGCGAATAATTAGTGATCCGTCGTTTTGGCGGATAAAATCGCCGCCAAACATTCGGTCGCCAATCTCAACGATTGGATTAGTCGAAATTCGGAACGCCATTGGTCTTCTCCCCTTGTTCGGAAGCCGCTGCCATTTCAGCAAACTGGCTTGCCCATGAATGAATAATCTCGCCCATTGCCTTGTTAGAACGAGCGTTGTCGTTCCAGACGGCTTCCAGCTTGGAGCCTTGGCGGGGACGAACTGCAATCGGGTTTGGCTGCTTCATGGGTCGGAGTTTACTCACGGCATGGGCCTAGTCAACGTCTATTTTGCGATAGCCAAATTTTAGAGCAGATTTCCGTTAAGTGCTTGTAAGCTATCTAATAAGCTCAATGGTGAGACTGGTGTGACCAGACATAGGAACACTCCCAAGCGTTTGGCCAAAACCAAAACAACTCGGGGCGTTCCAGTCTGGGGCTAGACAAGCTCAATGGAGCCGACCGGCGCTTACAGACCCGAAAGTGCCGACGCTGGCCTTTCGGTTAGGTGCTGCTTTCAAGGCTGCGTCGCCCTGCTGACCGGCGCTCACCCTTTCGGACTCGCCTTGGCTTGGTCAGACCCACAGTAGCCATGCACCGTCCCCGCTGCCGTTAACCGACCAGGTTGAGGAGCCTAAACCAAACTTGCCAGCGGTCATGTGTGACGATATAACAGTAACTGCGTCACGCAATCGGTTGGCAAGAACCGATTTAGGAGGGGTCGCCGTAGTTCAATCCGGCGACCCCTTCACCGCGCACCTTACGCTAGACATTCTGATCGTCAAGCCGTAGATTTTCCGGGTCGCAATCCTGCGCAGAAAAGGGTCCCGGCAAGCGCGGACCATACAAGAAACGTGGGGAATGATGGAGGAGAGCGGTTCTCCCGGGCGCATACCAAAGGCAGAGGCGCTACCGAGATCCACGGTTGAGACAATAGTGATCGAAACATTAGCGGTCAATGAACATCCTTTTGATCGCGTATCGTTCGATGGCTTTGAACGTTCAATCTCCGTTGAGCGTTTCGACAGCTATTTGCGAAGCCTCCCGCATAGCAAAACGCCACCAACCCCGAAGGATTGATGGCGCTTCACACTTACCACCGGAGCATGAGACAGAGGCCGACCGGCGGTTTACGAGGCAACGGCTCCCACCGAATCAAAAGCCTACGCTTTCGACCGAATGCCCGCAAGCCCTGCCGCTTTCAAATCACGGCCTCGCTCTCGCAGCTTGCCTTTCGCGTATTCAGTAGCTGGCGTAATCCAGCCGTCCGGGTGTATTGTTGCAGGGTCAATGTAGCTAACCACGAACGGCTCACCGAGAGCCAGGATCAGCGCAGGACGTTGCGGATAGGGCGGGCGTTCGATCTTCGCTACAGCCTCCGCAGACGGAAGCCAGTGGTCATACTTCTCGCCGTTCAGCCAGACGCTTAGGCCGCAAAAGCCGCACGTCGGTTCCTTCTCCCGCAGGTAGCCCCGCAGAGCCTCTAGCAACCGCTCCTGACCGACTTTGGCGGCATGACGGTTCCATAGCTTGCGGGTCTTGTCGCGACCGTCTCCGCGCTTACGCATCTGACCAGCGCGAGCCTGCCATGCCTCGTCAAACGTATTTGCTTCACGCATGGGAAACGGTATGATGTTCGCTGCTGTCATGCTTCCTCCCCTTGTCATGGCGGCTAGACTGGCCCGGCGCGTGAACAATCCGCGCCGGGCTTTTTTCATGCGGTTTGATCTAACAAGTCCATTTGCAAACCCTTGACGCCCCACGCATCTTTGCGGCGGCGCATAAGATCGAGATACTTTTTGTAAGCGTCGGACTTGTGCTGACTAAAGCCCATTCCTTTGCCCCAATAGTCGTTTCGCAGGAGGCTTTTGCAAACCCGTCGCCAGCTCGGAGCGCGGCGAGCCGCTTCAAGTTCATGCGGGCTTTCGTCGGGAATGCCGTCCGAATAGCCTCGCTGCATCCACCACCGCTGAAAAAGCACAATCTTGTTTTGATAATGCTCCTGCGTCTTTGGCGGCATAGACATAACGAGAAGGTCGGCAAACGATTTCCAAGTGTGTCCAGCGGGCTTGGTGATGCCACGATAGCCGTTAATGTTGCCCCACTCTTGAACGTAAAGAGCACCGCCGTTTGCGCCGTTTACACGGGCCACAACACGCGACCACGTTTCCGGCTCAATCAGATGAAACAACCACAATCCCCGCCGCTGGTCGTCTCCATACGGCTGGCAAATCCGCATATGCCCAAGCGGAACGCCCGCCTTAAGCATTAGGTCATAAAGCCGGTTGTGCGGCTTGTCCGGGTTCTGCGCGTGATAGGTCCAAAGGTCCGCAGAATGCCAATCATAGATCGGATAGGCGTTGAAAACATGATCGGTGACTTGCGACGTGTATCTCTTGCCGTCCTTTGTGACCTTCTTGCTTTGGACAATGGTGCGAAAGCGGTTCAGGCTTTCATCCGTGCGAATGCCAACAAAACACGCCGTTTCTTCACCGTTGGCATACCACTCCCCAAAAAGCTCAACGAACTCCTCAAACTCCATGCCGTCAAAAAAGAACGGATAGGCGGCGGTGTCGCTAACAGCGCAATCTGGCATCGGCCTAATCCAAGCGTCTTTTGCTTCCGCGTCCCAGCATTTCCAAAACGGTTCATAGACACTAACGGCATTGCGAAGGTGGATAGGCAAACAAACCCAATGAAGGTCGATCAGGTCCGCATACATCTCAACGCAACGGTGCGCGTGGTCGATAGTAAGCTTGTATTGCCCCTCCAAATCGATCAGGAGCAGGCCAAACTTGCGGTCTCGCTTCCGAGCTTCGTCGGCCACAAGGTGAAGCATGACCGTGCTGTCCTTTCCCGCCGAAAACGAAAGATAGACGCGCGGAAAGGTGTCAAAAGTCCATGCAATGCGCTCACGCGCCGCCTCCAATACGTTGAGGCCAATCGGTTCTTTCAGCATTTCGGCCCCATAGGAAAAAGCGTCGGGTGAGTAGTGTCATCCCATAGCGCGACGACTTCGGCGGCGGCAGCGTTCGCCGCGTCTTGTTCGGCCCTAGACAACCAATGCCATGCGGCACGTGTGCAATCTTCTGGCGATGAAACTGCTAAACAACACCCAGCGTGGCCAAGCCACGCCAAACGGTTAATGTTCTGCGCGCTGAGATTGTGTTCACTGGCAAACGGCCATTGCTCAATCACTTCTTCCATTGCCCGGCGAAAGCGTGGCGTGTCGCGCATAAGCTCTAAGCTTTTATCGACATAACTCTTTCGCTCTTCGCCAGTTGTGATGCGCCACAAGCCGCAGTGATATTCTTCTAGTTTGTCATGATGGTGATAGACGCGGCTCACGCTATTTCCTCCATTTCGACCGTCAAGTTATCGTCTTCATTGATGGTGCCAGGTTCCCACGCCTCGCTAAAAGCGCGGTCGGCAAACATTTCCGCAAGGCCTGAGATTTGGCAAAGACGCAGAACCTCATCGGGGTCCATGCCAAGGTTTTTCCCAATTTTTTCGTCTGACCAGTTTCGGCGCTTAAGCTCCAAAACAATATCGCTCATAGCGTCAACCTTATGCTTTCCGCGCGCTCGGTTGTGTCGGATGGTTGCCGCCATTCGGTCGCTGCGGTCGGATTGCTGATCGCGGATTGTGACTACGGGCAGATAGCCATTCACCCGCGCCATAACGTCTGGGCTTTCCTTGCAAACCCGCGTCCGGTGAAAGCCGTCCACAACCACGCGCCCGTCATCGTCCAAGTGCGTCACGACCGGCTGCGTATAGCCGTCCGCCATGATAGAAAGGCGCAGCAGTTCCATTTCCGGCGGCGCAACGCTGTTTGGGTTATAATCGTTAGCGGTCACGCCCTCCGACCGTTCCCAAAGAACAAGGTCCACAGGTTCCGTGGAAAATGGCGAAGCGTTGTGAAGCTCGGTGCGAATAGCGTTAAGCCAATCGACCTTTGCGGAAAGGTCCAGCGCCTCATATTCCGCAAGGATCGCCGTCAAATGTTTTGCGGCATCGTTTGAAAGTGTCACGTTTTCCCCTTGTGTGTTTGTCATGATGTTTGAAACGGAAAGCCTATCACCCTTGCTCGGATGATGACGCTCTTTTCCAGCCGGTTAAGCGTCTTTGCCACGTCTGCAACAGAACGCTTGGCAAGCGAGCCTGATTTGACCATGCGGTCTTCCTCTGGGGTCCAATGGCCCGGCGGCTTACGCATTGTCATCCTCCCAAACGGTAAAGAGCGGGTGAGGCTTGGCGGGGACGGGCCTGGTACGTCTCGGCTCCGGTTTCACCGCTGGCAGATGGTCACCACGCTGGAAAGCCTCCGCAAGCGCAATAACAAAGCGCCGGTCAGCGTCTCGGTGTTTAGCTTCCGCATCCCTGTCCCGATCAAACCCAGTTGGCGCGGTTGTGGCAAGGATGCTTTTGCCGAGGTCTTTGTGCCAGCTAATGTTAAGCGTTCTGGCGCGTTCACGGATGACGTATTCCGTGCGGCCTAGCTTTTCGCCAATCTCGGCAGGCGTGAATCCAAGTTTTTTCATCTTGCGGATGGTGTTGTCCTGAACGGACGTGAACCAATTACGCGGCTGTCGCATAGAAGCCTCCGTCGCGGGCTTTGGTCATGGTGCGCTCGTAACCCTTCGCAAGCGCATAGAAAGCATAGGCAGGACCGCCCTCGCGCCGAATACGAACGGCCTCCTTGTATGGCTGCCCAATGCGCTCACAATGGGCGCGGACCCCATGGAGGATGGTTGTGTGGTCACGACCACCAATCCGCCGGGCAATCTCTGGATAAGAGAGGTGCGGGCATTCGGTGAAAGCGCGGTAATAGGCTTGATGACGCGGCTTGGTGATGTGTGTGCGCCGGTTTGGGCCGGTCAACGCTGCAATGGTCAAGCCATGCTCTACGGCGACCTCGCGCAGGATGTTGGCGACTGTCTGTCTCATGTGTCTCCCCTTTTGAAAGGCCGCTTTGGCCATGTGGTTTTGGTCTTTGGAAACGGTCGGGATGGTATCGAGCCGCCTTTGATTGCCCGTCTGGCCTGTTGGCCTGTCTCCCGGCCTTGGCGCTTGGCCTTGGCTATCCGCTTAACGTCGTCTCCCGTCTTAAGTTGGCGGTGACATATCGTATGCGCGACTTTCAGGTTATCGTCTGAATCATCCTGTGAGAGCGCCCACGGTATGACGTGTTCTACCTCGAACAGTTCGCCAATCTTGATCTTTTCTCGGCACAGATGGCACCGGCCTTCTTCCTTAACGAAGATGCGGACGCGGCGGGCTTTGGTCATTGACGGGCGGGGCGGGGCGGCGGTCACTTCTCCCCCATCTCCACGCGCAGTTCAGCAACCGAAAGAGCGCGGAGAGCCTGGTATATCGGAGCGCGGGCTTTCTTGTCCCGCACGGCCTTTGCCAGCTTTTCCTTAAGCGCGTCTCTTTGCCGTGCAATCTCTGCAAGGCGGCGGGCTTTCGACGTTGCGGCTTGTTCCGCCAGCCATTGAGCGTGGTCAGCGTCTCGCCGGTTAAGGTGGTCATGCCATTCCTTTTGCTGGCGCTCGTAATTGAAATCGAGGCGGGCGAGGATGCGCTTGATAAAGGCAATCACGATGCGTTCTCCGCTTTCCGGTATGAGGTTTTGATGGTCACAACCTTATCCACGCCGACGAGGGCGCAGAGAAGCTGCGTGGGGGGCTTGTGCCCTCGCAGAACGTCGCTCAGGACGGTTTGATTGACGCCGTTCCTCGCGCACCATTCCTTCTGCCGCTCGTCTCCGACCAGCCGCTTGATAGCCTTGACTACTTGTTCCTGTTTCATCCGTTTCTCCCTGAATGTGCGGCAAGGCTAGGCGAGATAAATCGCGGTGTCGAGCGAAATAATAGCTTGACGGTTTGCCGGGTGCCGTGTTTTATGGTGGCAACAAGGGAGAGACGTTATGCCGATTGAAGAAATGACCAACACCGACCTTCTGGCCGCACAGCGCGAGTTGATGGCCAAGGCCCGTGTGGCCCGCGCCGCTGGCGACTTGGATATGACGCAGCGTTATCTGACGTTTATCCGCCCGCTCAACAACGAAATGCAGCGCCGCATGGAGGCAATGTGATGACTATCCAAACGCAACTCGACAACGCACTTGACCAGTACGCGATGGAGAACGGCGACGGCTTTCGTTGCCGCGACTGGCCCGGCGCATACGAGTATCAGGACGAAGGCTTTGCAATAGCAGAACGGGCTGTTGCCCTTGCCATTGCGGAGGAAGACCTTGAAAACTGGCTGGAGGAACAACGCGAGGCGTTCCCGAAATCGGCCCGCTACCTGATCGCGGTGGCCACTGACTACCGCTTGGCCGAACTGGCTGAGGAAGCCAAAGCGTCGGCTCCGTCCGGATGGCTCGCCATTGCCGCTGACATTACGGGATCCGCGAAATGAAAGAACTCTATATCGAGGAAATGGAACGTCTCGCCAGCCTGTATGAGGAGCAAGGCATGGGCGAGGATGAAGCGCAGGCGCTGGCCGAGGCTAACGCTTACGACGCCATGACCGACCGCCTAGCCGATATGGCAGACCGCGCCCGCGACGCTGCTAAATACGCGGATTTTGAATGATGACCGACATCATCGAATCCATGCGCGGCCTTCGCAATCAGACGATTACGTTTGAGGCCACAATGTCAGCTCTGACCGTCGCAATCGGCAACGTTGAGCGCCTGACCGATCTGCAACCCGACCAGCTTGATCGGCTCTGGAGGGCAACGGCCCGTCTGGGCAATGCCGTAGCGGTGAAGTCCGATGACTGACCGGCCGCTTGCCCGTTTTCACAACGGCCAGTTAGAGCTAGACCGTGGCGGCGTTTACGGACCGGCCACGCGCCTCAGTGTCCGTGTGATGCTGCAATCGTTCCAGCACAAACCCGGCCCTGACGCAGCGAGATACGTCCGCGATTGTCGTACCGCCCTGCAACAATACGACAAGGCAATGGAGGAAGCCAAATGCGAAGCAGCGACACACTAACCAAAATCAGCCCCGCGCTGGTTACCGCCGTCAATGCGATGGAGGGAGTGGCAAAGACCACTGAAAACGACGGGTTCAAAAAGAACGGCAAGGCGGCAAAATACGCGACGCTTGCCGACTGTATCGAGGCCAGCCGCGATGCGCTGTCTGATAACGGCTTGTGCGTCATTCAGGGGCCTGGTGCGACAAACACGGAGGCCAAGACCCTTTGCATCACCACGCGAATTGTTCACGAAAGCGGCGAGTGGATCGAGACTGATTTCGATATGCCGCTGACCAAATGGTCCCCGCATGAGGCGGGGTCAGCAACGACATACGGGAGGCGCTTTGCGCTCATGGCTATGCTCGGCCTTGCGCCGGTTGAGGATGACGACGGCAACGCAGCGTCTGGCCTCAAGGTCGAGAAAAACCCGTCAATCAGCGTTCACCCCGAAGGCCCCGATTGGTACAAGGCTGAGGGTTCTGGAATGTCGGCGGCTCAAGCCAAAAAGGAAGGATGGGGCGACCATTTCAACGTTTGGCTGGCAGACGTTGATGTGCTGACCACAACGCAAGAATGGCGAACGTGGGCGCAAGACCATGACGACCAAATCCGCGCTCTCCCGAAAGGTTGGCGCATTGAAATGCGGGACGCCTTTGATCGGCGTGGCCGCGAACTTGGAGCATTGACCTAATGGCTGGATATGAAGCCCGACCCGGCGACCTCACGATCTACAAAGAGCGCGAGAAGAAAAACGAAAAGGGGCCGGATTGGAAAGGGTCCGCGCTTGTCGTCATTCCTGATGGCGCAAAGCCCGGCGACGTGGTGAAGATGGACGTGGCCGTCTGGGCAAAGGGTCAATACGGCACGATGCTTGGCGGTCAGATTAAGCCCGCTCGCCAGATTGAGGCCCCGATCAATAACCGAGAGTTTAGCGGCCCGGCTGGACGTATTGACCCGTTCGACGACAACGCCCCGTGGTAAGCCGTGTCTGACCGTGCCGTCATCACCCTGCGTTCACAAGCTGACCGAGACCGTGCCAGCAAGTGGGCGCAGGGCGTCCCTCTAGGCAGCAAGATTGTCTATCATGGCCCGACACGAAGCATCGACCAGAACAGCGCCCTGTGGGCCGCGCTTGGTGACATTGCCAGACAGCGAGATTATCACGGCCTCAAACTCTCGCCGGACGATTACAAGCTGTTGTTTATGGACGCCTTGGACCGTGAAACGCGCATGGTCCCAAACCTGGACGGCACCGGAATGGTCGGGCTAGGCCGATCCTCGTCCAGCCTAAGCAAAGAAGAATTCACCGGCTTGCTGTCATTGGTTTTTGAATGGGGCAACCGCAATGGTATCGTTTGGAGCGACCAGCCTAATGAATGACCCGATCACCGCAGTCCGCACCTACGCCTGCGAGAAAAGCCAAAAGGCCCGCGATAAGTGGCTTGCCCATCGTGCGGAAGCTGGAATGCCAGTGTTTCGCATTGCTGATAAGCATGACGATCCGCCGGGTGCGTTCATGCGGCAGTTTCAACGCGCCAAGGAGCGGCGCTAACCCCATTGAGCAGCCAGTAGTTAGAGGGACTGGTGGGCGCGGATCACGGGAAGTCACTGGCCCGCCGCGCCCCGCTCAACCCATGAAAGGCTTGCCGTGTATATCATCGGCTCATTCGACCGCTTTTTCTCCGGCTACATCCGCAAGGAATACACGCGCGACCTAGAGGACGGTCATGGTCAGTATCTCCCGTGCATCATTCACGGCCTTCGTGTGGTGCAGGGCAAGTCGCTAGAGTTCCAATGCGTCCTGACCGAGTATGGCGCGGGGGCTGGGTTCCTCGCCCCGATTGAGGCGTTTTGCTGGAAAATACCCGACAAGCCCCGCTCTCCGAATGAGGCAGTCGATTACACATACGTTCAGCCGTGGGATTGTTTTTCAAGCGAGTTCGGCGTCCATGCGTTTGAGTTCAATCGCCGCATGAAGGCACAAATCCTGCCGGATCGGCGCGGTGCCAGGTATCGGTTCTCAATCGACTTCACCGGCTCATCGCTGGCCGACATGAGCGAGCAACACAAACACCTGCACGTTATGGAGATGGATGACGGCACGATAGGCGCGTTCCCGAATAACAAAGTGTGTTGGGTTGAGCCTGCTATGTGGCGGGAGCCGTTTACGGAGCGGCCTGATTTCAAAGCGCTGTCTGGCGAATGGATGGCGGAATAAAAAATACGCAAAAAACGCTCAAGGGGTATTGCGTAACATCTGCCCATGTGGGACAAGGGTTCATCGGCGCAGGGCAATCAAGCACTAGCCGGAACGGAACCGACAAGATGATTACCGCAAACGCCGCCATCACCGTCCAGATCGCCCGCCTGATGGTCTCGGGCATGACCGCTCAAGACGCAATCAAGGCCATCTGCGGTGCTGACAAGTTCGACCAGATGGTTTCCGACCTCTACGAAAGCCTCCGCGCAAAGGGGGCTGCATGACCCCGGCAGATAAGGCCCTCGCCGCCTTGCGGGTGAGCGAGGGCAACATTTTGAGCCAATGGCACTGCGCTGGACGAGAAGTGTTCGAGCCGTTTGGCCCGTGGCTGGCTCTTGTCCGCTCCGCCATTCTGGCCCTAGAGACGCCGCATGACCCCCGCTGAATATCGCGCAGCCCTCGCAACCCTCGGCCTGTCGCAACAAGCGGCCGGCCGGTGGCTCATGGTCAGCCCCAAGACCGCGCAGAACTACGCCAAGCTAGGCCCTAGCGGCCCGGCTGCTGTAGCTATCCGCATGGCATTGCAGCACGGCTTGAAATAGAGCCAGGAATCTTTTTTTGTCCATCGTGCATTTTCCCTATTGCGTAAGATCTGCCTATGTGGGATAACAAATCAACGGGGCGCGGCAATCAAGCAGCACCCGGCAGGAACTAAGCAGATGACCTTCCCCCTGACCGCCGCCGAAATCCCCGCCCTGATGGAAACCTATTCGGGCCGCTGCAAAGTGTTCGCCGCGATCGAGCAGTTCTGCAAAGCCAACGGGATGCGGACGGGCCTCAACCTGACGAACTACGAAGCGAAGCGCGAGGCCCTTCACTGGGCCTCCTAAACCGGCAGGGGCTTCGGCCCCGCCAACCACTTGACCCGCCAACCCCGCTAAGGCATCATCCCCACGCTCTAAGCCCGCGCTAAGGCAATAAGGCTAGACGCAAACCAGACTGAGGACACATGGACGACTTTGGCCGTCCGCGCCTGTACAGCGACCACAAGTCCTTTGCCGATCAGGTAGAGGGCTATTTCGCGCTTTGCAGTGACGACGGCAAACGACCTACGCTGTCAGGCCTAAGCTACTATCTGGGCTTTGACGACCGTGAGACATTCAGCAACTATGCTGGTTATGGCGCTGACTTTTCCCGCACGGTCAAAAGGGCCAAGCTACGGATTGGCGATTGGCTTGAGCAACGGCTGACCGATAAAGCCACGTTCACGCCGGGCATCATCTTCGACTTGAAGAACAATCACGGTTGGAAAGACGTGCAGGCGCAAGAACATAGCGGCCCGGATGGCCAGCCTATTCGCACAGACAACCGGCTTGATGTAGGCTCACTGACAGATGACCAGCTTCGCGCTCTCGCCAGCATTCCAGTTCAGCGCGGCTGACGTTCGGGCGGCGCAATGCGAGCTAGGCAGGAGAAGCCTGCTAGACTTTTGCGGCTTGATCGACATTCCAGGTGCGCCGATTGACGATGACGCGGACACCGAGAGCCTGCTGTATCAGCCGATACGCCAGCCACCCGCATCGCATCACCGGCTGCTGATTGAAAAGCTGGAGGCTGTTGAGCGTGGGGACATAACGCGGCTCATGGTTTTCATGCCGCCCGGTTCGGCTAAGTCCACCTACGCTAGTGTCATCTTCCCTGTGTGGTTCATGGGCAAGCGCAAGCGGCGCAACGTCATTGTGGCAACCTATGCCAGCGACCTCGCCCGCAAGATTGGCAGGCGAGCGCGGTCGATTGTTAAGCAGCCCGTTTACAGCGACATCTTTGGCTGTGGGCTAGGCTCTGAAAGCGCAGCGGCTGACGAGTGGTCACTGACTAACGAAAACGAGCTGATGGGTGGCGGTATCCTTTCCGGCATTACCGGCAACCGTGGCGACCTGATCGTGGTGGATGACCCCATCAAGGGCAGGCAAGAGGCGGATTCCGAGGTGATCCGCAAGCGCACCAAAGAGGAGTTCGAGGATAGCCTGAAGACGCGCCTCAAGCCTGGTGGACGCATCGTGCTGATCCAGACGCGCTGGCATGAAGACGATCTAGCGGGAGCAATCCTGCCAGAAGGCTATGACGGTGAATCAGGACCGATCCTGTGCCGTGATGGCGATGTGTGGGAAGTGCTTTGTCTGCCCGCTGAGGCAAAGGAAGATGACCCGCTAGGCCGTAAGGTGGGAGAGTTTCTGTGGCCGGAATGGTTTTCGTCGGGGCATTGGAAAACGTTTAAGGCCAATGCCCGCACATGGTCCGCGCTGTATCAGCAAAGCCCGTCGCCGGATGACGGCACGTTCTTCAAACGGGAGTATTTCACGCGATACAAGCTGGAAAGCCTGCCAAAGAAACTGCGCAAGTACGGAACGTCTGACTACGCCGTGACCGAGGACGGCGGAGACTGGACCGTGCATCGGGTCTGGGGTGTGGACCATGAAGGCGGGATGTGGCTGCTGCCGGGCGGATACAAGGCGCAAGAGACGGCAGACAAATGGATTGAAGCCAAGATTGACCTAGTGGCACGGCACAAGCCCGCTGCGTGGTTCGGCGAGGCTGGCGTGATTCAGAAGGCAATCGAGCCGATGCTAAAACGTCGGATGAAAGAGCGCGGGATTGGTTGCCGTCTGGAATGGATGCCAAGCATCCAGGACAAACCAACGCGAGCGCGGGGCGCACAATCACGGGCGGCAATGGGAATGGTTCACATACCGGAGGGGCCAGAGGGCGACGCGATTGTGGCCGAGTATCTCAAGTTCCCCGCTGGCAAGCATGACGACGACGTTGATAACTTGTCGCTGATGGGCCGCGCCTTGGATGAAGTGCATCCGGCGTTGCTGCCGCCAGAGGCTGAGGACAAGGGGCCGATCCGTGGCGTTCAAGACATGACGTGGGATGACTTGCTAGCCAGCCAGCCGGTTAGAAGCGCCTACGAACGCGCATAGACGTTCTATCGACAAGCCGTCTCGCGCAAGTTATTGTCCCGCTAACGCTTGCGAGGGGCTATGCTTCCCACCGAACCTGAAAATCAAGAGGGTGTGAACCTCGTCACCAAGTGGATTGACGAGATCAACCTCGCTGAGAAAGAGCTTCAGCCGTGGTGGCGGGCTGGCGACATCATCGTGCGCCGGTTCAAGAACGAGAACCGGAACCAGGCTGGCCGTCCGTCCGTGGACTTCTCGCGCCGTCGCTTTGCTATCCTCTGGTCCAACGTCCAGACGCTTCAGCCTGCTATCTATGCCAAGCAGCCGGTCCCGCTTGTCTCTCGCCGGTATCGGGATGAAGACCCCGTAGGCAAGGTGGCGTCCGATGTGTTGGAACGGGCGCTAGGGTTCAGCCTCGATCAGTATGATTTTGACGGGCGCGTTAAGCTCTGCGTTCTGGACTATCTCCTGCCGGGCCGTGGCCAAGTGTGGGTGCGCTACATCCCGCATATGCGGAGCATCAATCCTGAACAGGACATTGAGCTAGGCGAGGGTGAGGAAGACGCTGACCGTGATGAGGTTGGAGAGGTCGAGACGCCGGAAGCGACAGAGGAAGTCGTTTACGAGGAAGTCCAGTGCGACCACGTTGCATGGAAAGACTGGCTGACTAACCCGTCCCGTGAATGGTCTGAGGTGCGGTGGGTCGGACGGCGCGTCTATATGACGAAGGCCGAGCTTACGGAGCGATTCGGAGCCGAGAAGGCCA